GGAACTCCTGCTGAAGGATCTGGAGAAGATGATTGGTCATTGTTATCGCCGCTAGTTCCACCACCGCCACTGAACCCACTTTTGCCACCTGAGTCACTTGTAAAGGCCGGCATTCCATGTCTTGGATATTGTTTTAAATTTTCTATAAATTTTGTCTTCATAATATACTCAATTTTTATTTATTGGCGGTTTGTGTTGTTATCTTATTAACCGTTAAATTAATAGTTGTACTGCCACCTGTTTCGTTTCCTATAATTGTGATAGTCGTTGTTTTATCAGCCAACGCTTGATATTTAGCTGTAATCTCAAATCTAAATCCGGCAACTGCAACACTTTGTGAATCTTGATTATCACCGATATATCTAGGCACAGTCGGAAGTACTGAATTCTGTAAAGGTTGTGTTACTGTAATATTTGCTGCGTCGCTGTCTGCTAATATTGCTGTATATCCTAGGTTAGAATTTCCACCCTGCAGATTACTAGTATTTGGAGATATAATAGAAGAATCCCCTGGGCCTAATAATACAATACTAGCATTACCAACAGTTACTACCGGTATTTGTGTAGTTTGTTTTGGAAGTGATACTAATTTATACCGTAATGCTTGAGTTTCATCTGGAATTGCTTCTGTTACAGGCATATTTTCTATAATTACTCCATAGTAATCAGTACCTAGTGGATGATTTGGATTCCACAATCCATAATCTATTTCATCATCGCCTAGAGCAAATTGTGTAATATTAAATGCATTACCGCCCCTTGCGAGTAATTCTCTTCCTTTTAAAGTCAATATAGCATCGACTGTTACTGAACTATTATCTAAGTATCCCATTTTTCTTTAACCTTTAATTTTATATAAATATTACATTATATTATTTTTATTTAATTTCTAACCCACCTTGCTGTCCTGGTGCTTGTGTAATTATTTGATTTGGATTTGCTTCTATATATTCTACCACCGGGCCTCCATCAATTGTATCCGTAGAATCGATATTAAAATCAGGACTAGTCATTTTACATCCTAAATATTCATGGCGCTCTGTCCCGATTGGTAAATAATCTTGTACTTCAGCAGGCCTCATAACACTTCCGGAATATACATATTCATATATTTCCGATAATCTACTCCCGGTAATAGTTGGCAATACTCCTTCACACGACCAATAAGGCGATGATACTTGTAACCACCCACTTCCAGATCTAATTAAATAAGGATAACAATACGTAGTTCCATCATAATTATTTTGGCTACTAGTTAAATATGCTTGTAATTGATCATCATCGATTGCAGTCATTGTAGCAATTGCTCCTGCAATAGATCCAGTATAAACAAGATATTGTGCATCGACATTTTGAACCACAGATGTTAGAAGTCCCTCATATGATTCTAGGAATTTATTCACAGCAGGCAATGCAACATCTTTACTTCGTTCTAATAAATTTGGTTGTACTAATAATCCAAGTATTTTATCTGCCCGTGCTGGCAATAATTGTTCTAATTGTTTAAAGAATGATAAATCAAATAATGAAAAGATTTTAATATATGCATTGATATCATTCTTAGTAGTATATTTTTTCCAATATTCCGTTGCTACTCTAATTAGATCAGGATATGATCGACTATTTTGGTCTCCTGGGTCTCCGATATAATCATCTAGACTCTGAAATCCTAATTGTGCAATGATATCTTCATTAATCATTGTTTGTGGAGAATAATATACTCCCAATTTTTTGCTATCTAATGGAGCAATATCAAATTGACTTCTTTCTGCTCTTGTTATAACATCTAATGCACCAACTAAATTATTTGATTCTAATCTTATTTTATTATCATCAAATGTTCCTGCACCTAATGATATACCATCATAATAATATGTTTCTTCAATTGAATCATATGGTATATCATTAGTCCAAGCTACAAATACCGACGTTATGTCAGATGACGGATTCGGCTGAACACCGAACATACTACTTGTTAAAGTGTGATTTATTTTTTGTGTTAGTGGCAATCTAAATAGTAATTCATCATATGCATCTATATTACCATCATATGCAGCCGGAGCTTTTGTGTGATTAGTAAACGGATCATCTAGATCGCCTATACCTGGTTCTGCATTTAAAATACTAGACCATAATCGTAATTCTTGTAATTCTCCTTCGAGTCTATCAGCAGCACCACCGGGATATGTAGTAGGGGCACCACCCAATGTAAGTGCATTTACTGCAGTTAGATCCATTGATCCTGTTGCTGAAGCAGACACGGTTGCAACTATTTTTCCATATTTAGATTTTTTTGCTATTATCTCTACCGTGCCCGAACTTCCTGTTCGTAATAATGTATTAACCCAGCCCCCATCAAAACATTCAAAAGCAGCAGACGCCGTTCCATTAATATTAATAGTACCCAATGTGCCACCAGTAAATTCAACATCAACTTGTATTGGATCAAGTACCGCCGCTCCCATTGTATATAAATTCATTTTAGTCGACATCGTAGGATTTGTTAATACATTGTCTGTACGAAACCGCAATTCTACACTATTAATTTGTTCTGTAGCCGCAGTCCACCCAGTAGTAACACGCCCTGCAGGATTTCTAATTAAATCTAATGCATAATCAAAATTCAGTTTTTCATATAATGGTGGTCTTTCTAATCTAGGCCCACCATATTCTTTAATAGTAATTAACGATTGTGGTACTCCATAACAAGCTAACAATGCCTGAACACTTCTTTTTGTTCCTTTTGATTTTAATAACCCAGGAATATTATTAACAATTCTCCTCCAAACTGTATATGTCATATCACGACCTGACAGCGAACCGGAATAAACAGAATTAGATCCAGTTAATGGAGCCCCGGTTTCATTTGTTCCTAATGTATATTCCCATAAATTTTTATATTGATTCCCATCTTGTAAATTCCAACCAAATTGTTTTGCTACAGAATATAATAATTCATTTGGAATAGAATATTGCGAATGAGGATGTTCTTCTCGTTTATTAATTTTAGACATCGCATTAATATATGTATAAAGTATATCGTAATGTTGTCCTAACATATTAACAAATAAAGATAATTGTGTATTTTCTTGATCTAAAAGAATAAATTGTGGAACAGCTTTAATTAAAGAATTTAAATTTCTACTATCATATAATTCTGCATTAGCATGTAAATCAGTATACCAAGAAGTAAAATTACTACTAGATACTGAATATAAATCATATGGATATGATGTATTGGATTTTTCTGCTGGGGTTATGTAACTACCTGTTTTTTCAGCAACGTTTGGATTTTCTAAAGGTATAGGATGGGTATATAAACCAGATGATGATTGGTAATATAAAAATTGTTCAAATTTATCAAATCCACCAACTAATTTATCTATCTTATTATCTAAGTCTGAAACATTTGTAACAGGAACACTCCCAGATAGTAGAGACACTGCCGCTGATTGTGAATTATATAATTCTATTAATTCTAATTTATATTTAAAATTTTCAACACGATTTGTAGCTGAACTATAAAAAATAAAATTATTAAAATCTGTATAATCAATATTCAAATCTATGCCTGTTAAACTTCCTGAAAAATATGCATCTACAATTTCTTGTGATGTTTTTGCTGATGATCCTAATAAATCATTCCAATTTTTTAAGCCAGTTTCCGCAGAAACATTAAACGGTTGATTATTTGCTTGCCAATTTGGCCCTGATAATGTACTAAATGTTTTTATGAAGTCTTTTGGATATATAATTACATTATCAATATATGGATATTTGTTTTCTTTAACAACCCAACACTTAAATTGATCTTCAATTGTATCTGGAAGTGGGTTTAATAATTTTACATATAAAAACTCTCCGATTACGACACTATTAACATATTGAACCGTCTGATTTCTACCGAAATTTAAAAGATATGTTTTAGCAAATAATCCTGGAAGTGCTGTTTGATTAACAGTATTGATATAACGATTAATTTGTTGAAGAAATGCAGAATTTTTTTTATCAATCGCCTTAAGACGAACCTCAGTTCTGTCCGGAGAAATTTCATCGACTTTTAAATATTGTAATGCATAACTACCAATTAAATTTTCAAAGAAATTAATAACAAATCTATAATTTCCAGAAGTTAATTTTAAATTATTAAATTGATTAAATAAATCAATGTTTAAAATAGGCCCATTAAATTGTATATCTTCATTTGTGTCTGTATTAGTAAATGTAGCAGATTCATTTGTTACTTGTACTGTGTGATTCCCCGTTATCCAAACATCATTTGCGTATATATGAAGTTCTAATAATCGACTTTTCTCCGGAGACAGTGCAACATTAAAATCAACATGTTTATTAATAGGAAATGATAGAAGATCAGAAGACTTTTTTTCAAGCCGCTGAGCAGATATTGATTTATCTGCATTTAATATTTCTTCGATATTTGTATATTGTTTTAATGACATTTTATGGGTTCACCAGCCAATGACCTGGATTTTGGTTAATATAATAATCTCCTATCGTTCCTGTTTGTTGTAATCCATAATTACTAAGACCGAAAGTGGCGTTATTGACAGATCCTGGATCTGGAATTACTCGGACTTCCCAATAACATAAATCAGAAAGATACCAAGCGCCTCCTCCGGCTTCGGCTCTAAATTCCCAAGCATCATATTCAGCTACTGCTCCAATATCAACAATGTAATCAATGGTCATACTTGGATATAATTGGGGTTGGTGTCCATACCTTCCTTCTAGGGTTTCAACATGATCAAGCCCACCACCATATCTATTCCCTGCATTATATATAGGATATCCAGCATTACCGAGTTTAAGGTTATTCCTCCAGGCCCTTGGCATAGTACGGTTAATAGTAAAATTAAAACCTACATTAGTCGTAGCACCTGACTGTGCAGCACACGTTATATGAGCTATGAATCTAACAGTATTATTTCGATCATTTAATTCTTTAATTATTTCAGGAGTAAAAGTAAATGTTCCTGGCTCGATTTGTGACGGACCACGAATTGCTTTTTCAAACGGTATACGAGTTAGCCCAGATGAATCTGCTCCTCCATTAGAAAGCCAGTCAGAGTCAAATGATGTATTCATTCTTCGATATGTCGAAGGAGCTCCAGTATCAGGATTTTCTCTATATGGAGGAACATAATATCCAGATATATTATCAATCACTCCAAATTCAATACCGTCAAGGTCTTCAGGATTACTCCTTGTTCTTGCTGGAAATTTAAAATATTTAAATTGTGTATCAACTACTTCTACAAAAGATTCATTAGTAATATTTTCAATTGATGGTTCTATAATTAATCGTTGATTAGTAGACGCAGATTCTTGTAATTTAATATTACCAGCTTGATCTCTTTCAATAACATATGAATTATTTGATTTATAAGTTAATCCATTAACTATATATGGTAATTGAATTTCTTGTGATATTGGATCTGGATCTGTT